TACTACACCAGATGATGTTCTTTTAGAAGTCTTACGTAATTTAATAGCTTCAATAGATGTTACAAGTACTACACCTGATGACGTAGTTTTACTTATCTTAAGACAGTTGATCGCTAGTATTTCTACTGGCAGTACAACTACTGATGATATTCAGCTTTTAGTATTACGTTTACTTCTGGCAGCCATTGAAGCTGTGTCTTCCACATCAGATGACACTGCTCTTACAGTTACAACTGGTAAACATTTGGTACCTGCAGGCGATGCAGCTGCAATAATTTTTGAAGGCACTATTGATTCATGGCATTTAGATGAAGAGAAACTAAATTTTACTATTGTTAGCCTTTTTGTGCAATGGGCACAGAAAACGTTGCAACGACATGCACCGTCTTGTAGATGGAAAGTCTTTGGTGGAACTGAGTGTGGATATGTTGGTGGTGAAACTGAATGTGATAGAAGTTATGCAAGATGTTTAGAACTAGCTAATACAGACAACTTTGGTGGCTTTAGATGGCTACCAAGTATTGTAGATAAGGAAATTTGGTGGGGTAGACTACGTGGCGAAGATTAAACTAAGACTAGCCGAAATCACACAAAAATATATAGGATCACCTTATAAATTAAATGGGTGGTCTGTTGATGAGGGCTTTGATTGCTTTAGTTTATTATACACTATTAGTACTGAAGAATATGGCTTTAAAATGCTTACTAAATTTGACGGTGTTAATCTAAAAAACTATAGTAGAGAATGGATTTTAGATCAAGCATCTGCAAGAGATCTTTTTGTAAAATATCTATCAGAAATTTGCACTGAAATAAAGCCTGGTTTTAATAAAGCTGGTGATATTTTATTATTAGAAGGCAGTACCAATATCACTATAGGGATGCAAATAGGGCAAGATCTAATTATGTCTGCTTTTACAGATATTGGTGTAGCTTTAAACAGCCTAAGACCATATAAAATTATAAAGGTATTCAGATGGGTAGTCAAGCAGAAGTAGTAAATACGGTGATTTCTATTGCTACAGTTGCTTTAGTAGCATCAGGACAATATCCAGCTGCTTATATTCTTGCTGGTAGTATGGCTGCGCAATATATCATTGCAAGTGTTCTAGGAGAAGATGCAAAGTTACCTTCTCTAGACACTGCAATGCAAGGTGGTACAGGTATAAGAGCTAATGCTAGATCTACTACAGAGCCTATCAAAGTGCTTTATGGGAGATTGAGAATTGGAGGTAATGACGTATACAGCGTTGTAACTGGAACTGATAATAATATCTTATGGATAGTACAAACTTTGTCTGAAGGGGAGTGTGATTCTATACATCAAGATGGTGGTGTAGACCAAGTATATCTTGGAGATTTGCGTTATGATGAATATGGCGGTAATGCAGAATACTGTTTTCATTCTGGTACAGCAGCTCAAGTTGTTGATGCTACACTTAATGCAGCAGATGCTAATTGGACTGACCCTATGCGTTATACTAGTTACATTATATGGAAACTAACTTATGATAGAAACTACTTCCAAAGCTTTCCGAAACGTAGTATAATTCTTAATGGTAGAAAGCTCTATGACTTACGAGATGCTAGTACTATCTGGTCTGATAATCTTGTGCTTTGTTTGTATGATTATATGACTAATAGTCGTTATGGTCTAGGTGTGCCAGCAGCTAATTTAGATGAAGATACTTGGAAAACTGCAGCTACATATTGTGATACAAAAGGATGGACATTTAATTATCTTCTCACTGGCCAAGAAGTCAAACAAGATATTCTTGATCTCATGTGTTTACATGGCCGACTTCAACTCATATGGTGGGATAATAAATTTTATTTAAAATATTGTGATCTTAATGATGAAGCATCTGTTATGACACTTACAGATGATCATATTGTACAAGATGGAGCTGGCAAAGACAATATTTCAATAACAGAACCATCTATTTTTAAAAAACCTGATGCCTTATCCATTGCTTACACAAACCCCGACAATGATTATGTGATAGAAAATTTTCTTGTGGGTAATTCAGCAGGTGCTGTAGAAGAATTTCGTCTTTTAGGATGCACCAATAAACAACAAGCTGCTGACCTTGGTATATATGAACTAGAAAGACGCCAATTGAATAGACTTGTTTCTGGTATATTTCGTGATGATGCTATAAAATTAGAACAATTTGATGTTGTAACTTTCAATAGTACAGCACTTGGTATAGCTGACCAACTTATGCGTGTTACAGAAGCTACATACACTGCTAATGGCCAGATTTCATTGAGTCTCATGTATGAAAATTTAGCATTATATGATGATAGTTATAACTTAAATGAGGAAACTATATATACATGTTCACTGCCTGATCCGACAGCAGAGCCACCAGCTGTAGCTAATGTCACATCTACAGAAGAGACATATAATTATAGGCTAAGAACTTTTACAAGGCTTAAAATTACATTTGATCCACCAGCTGACTACAATTGGTATGATCACGTTGAAGTATGGATAAGCTATGATGATGCTACTTGGAAATATTTATATGATACGAATACAGATTTTAATATTGATTCTGTCGAAGAAGGAACTAAGTACTACATAAGATTAAAAACTGTTTCTATATGGCATACTAAGCAGTTAGATGCCAATGATTTTAAAATATCTCATTTGGTAGTGGGTTTTGATGATGCTCCTGATAATATGGATACACCAAGTGCTATTATCACGAGTGATGTTGTAAATATCATAGGTGAAGAAGTTGATGCTACAGATGTAGTAGGATATGAATTTAGAGTTTCAGATCAGACTGTAGCATCTTGGAGTGGTGCTGCTTTTCTTGCTTTTAATAAAAAGCCTGTATGGTCACTTTCAGGTATGCGTTCAGGCAGTTTTCGAATATGGTGTAGCCCTGTAAGTAACAATGGCTCATATAGTGGTACACCTGTTCATGTAGATTTTACTGTTAATCAGCCAAAAGGTTATAGAGCTTATTTTTCTGCTGATCTTGATCAAGGCACTGGTGTTCATGATGATACAGAATTTTTTGATCAAGGTCTTGGTGACTATTGTTTGAGAATTGATCATGCTGCAGCTTTAACAGGCACTTGGACTTCTGCTGAAATAGATATAGGTGAAGAAAGAAAAGTTCGTGTTGAAGGTGATTTTATTACTAAAGTCATTTCAACAACAGCTACATGGGACGCTTTATGGCCCGATCCAGGTATATGGACTACAAAAGACGTTATGGCCTTAACATGGTCTGAAATTTTTGGGCTAACGAAAGCTGCAATTATTAAAGCTAAATTAAAATGGGGTACGGTTTCAGGTGTGTATCCTAACGAAGTTAATCTTTTTGAATTACTGTCAGTTGACTGTTATGGCAGGTATTTTCAAGTTGAAGTAACAATTACTGACACAGCAGAAGATTATTATTTATTACTTGACGGTGACCAAGATGATGATACTGTCTTAACCCTTACATTTTATATATAGGTGTATCGTGGGTGATGAAGCAAGAGTTTTAGCTAGCGAAGATGGTAATACACGCTTTGAAATTGAACGTGTTAAAGATGGTGATAAAATTCATCTTGTTATAGGTGGGTCAGATCGTCTTTTTCAAGAAGATGGTCAGCCTTATTTTACTGTAAGACCCGAAATAAATATTGATGAGATTAAAAAGCAGCTAGTGCCTACACAAGTTCAAGCAGGTGTATTTTTCGGCTATTCCCTACCAATATATGCTGCAGATAATGAAGAGCTGTACTTTAGAACAGACGTGCCAGGACGTTGGACTGAAGAAGATGATATAATATTCCATGTAAAATGTTGTCTTGATCAAGCAGAAGATGTAGGTGATGAATTTAGATTACAGTTTTCTTGGGAACATGCACCTTATCCAGGTATTTTACCTGCAACAAGTAATGATGTTGAAGTTGAAACAACGTTAGTTGCTGGTAGAGTAGCACCATATGATCAATATGAAGTAACTTTTACTATAGATTATGATATAGATGGTGCTGGTAGTGAAATAAAATTCCACGAATTATTGGGTGGTAGACTTAGGCGTGTTGCAGCTGCAGGTGATGAAATTGATGGTGAAATAATAATTCTTGACTGGCATTTACACTATCCCGTAAATAAATTTTACAATATAGAATAGTAGGTGATGAAATGATAATAATTGCATGTGAACTTTGTGGTTCATACCTTAATGAGATAACAACAGAGTCGGGTATAGAAACTGTACCTGTTGAAAATGTCATTTGTAAAAAATGTGAAAAACGTAATTTAGAAGAAGAGTGGGATCAAAGTTTATCTGACTTAGATAAAGAATGGAATAAAATAGAAGCTGAAAGACGTAAGTTTCTAGAGCTAAATTTGAAACGTTTAAAAGATGAATTTTTTATGGAAAAGAAAAAGAAATTCTTTGGCCCACATTATAAAGGAGACAAAAAATGAGCCAAGATTATACTGTCGATCTATATGAGCCAAGTCATGTAGCAAACACAGATTTAGAAAATACAGAGAAAAATTTTGAAGCATTAAGAACAAGCTTTTCAGGCGCTGCTCAGCCTGCTAATATGATTGCTGGTATGTTTTGGTATGACACTACAAACCATATTTTAAAGCAACGTAATGAAGCAAATAGTGCTTGGTTAGATATATATGATCTTGCAAATGATCGTGTATATGACAGTGAAAAGCTGGCAGGTGTAGCAGCAAATGTGTATGTACAAAACTCACGTCAAGTTATTGCTGGTACTGGTTTAGATGGTGGTGGCACACTTGCAGCGAACAGAACTATTAACCATACTGCACATACTGGTGATGTTACTGGTGCAACAGCACTTACTATCGGTGCATCTAAAATTTCTCAATCAATGCTTAAGACTGCCGAAGAAGTAGAGACTTCATCAGACAGTACTGTTGCCCCTGATAATTGTGGAGCTTCGGGGCATGCAGTTTTTGCATCTGCAGGCATCTATGGACTAAATCTTCAACATAAATACGCTAAAACTGCAGGCGATGGCACTATTTCAAATTTTTCAATCACTTTAAATTATGCGTCTAATTGGGCAAGCTCTACGTCATATCAATCACCTATGCGTTATACTTGGGAAGCAACTTTTACCGTCTTCGGAGGTACATGCACTTCTTATCTCAAACGAAGATATGTCACATCCTCTGGTGAATACCACTGGATTTTTATCCTCAGAGATAAGACTACAAAATTTATTAAGCGATTGCGATCTTCACCTGATCATCCATGTTTTGGTGATGGTAATCCAGACAGAGTACCACATCCTTGGGTTGATATGTATGACCCAAAGATACATGAAATTATTGTCTGTCCACTTACTATTAATGAAGTTGAAGTGATGCTAAAAGCGGAATCAAAAGATTCTGAAAGAGATGTAGCAGAAATTATTACAGAGGATTATGAAGTTGATGAAGAATCTAAATGTAAATTTCCAACTAAGCCTGTAACTGTTGGATTGCCCAAAGTAATTAAAATCAAAGGGAAAGATACACTTGTCGATTGGAGATTTATGCCTCCAGGCACTAAAGTCACGCCTATTAAAAAAGTTATTACACAGCCTAAAGATGTGTTATGCAAAAAGTTACGTTTAAAGCGTTCCAAGTAAGGTGGAGTTACTCGGGCGATTCCCGCAGGGGCGGGTAGGCTCATCCAGGGCAGAAGGATGGGCCATGGCAGAAAGATCTCTACGCCAGGTTGGTAGGTTACTTTCGGAGAGTCAAGCTCATGCAGGCCAGCAACCATCATTGTGAAATTTTTTATTAAGGTCTCTTTTCATTTTTATCTTGTAATTTCATCACATCTATCAGCCATTTTTTGCTATCATATCCCAGAATGAGCTATCAGAAATTTTATCTAATTTCCATGGCGTTATAATGATTTCTCTTTCTGCTAGATCTGTCATAACTAATGCAGGATTATCTGAAACTTTCCAAGTTTTATCTCTAGGGTTATAAACCTCCGTGCCTTCTACACCTATTTATCTTCCATTTTAATCTCCATAACTTCATTTAGTGAACTTATGAGTTTTTCAATACTTTATACACCTTATAAATAGGTATATTCATATCATATGCAATACCTTTAGGGTAATCACCTGCTTCACTTCTTGAAATGATTTCTTTAGCTAGATTATCCGCTTTATCTTTTTTCTTGCTTATAACTTCTTCTCTGACATCTTTATCAAGGCGTTGGTAAATGATAGCTCTACTTATACTTAATGATACAGCTATTGACTCTATATCAAGATTACAATCTACATATAAGTAATGAATTACTTTATTAAGAAGAGTTCCTTTCTCA